CTACAGTACCTGTTACGTTAGCACCTGTAATTGATGATAACGCTGAACCATTGCCGCTTACATTAGTAAATGCACCAAGTGTGGCACCTATATTACCGACGTTTGCATTACCACTTACTGATAAAATAGTTAATGTACCTGTACTAGTAATGTTAGGTTGAGCATTAGTTGTTACTGTACCGGCTGTTGTTGCTACTGTTGCGTTACCTGCATTTGCTGAATAGTTTGCATTTGCTACAGTACCGGTAATATTTGCGGCTGTAATGTTACTTAAATTATTACCTGAACCAATAAAGAAATTAGCAATTGCTGTGTTGCCTAAATTGGCATTAGCAGAAGTTATATTTCCTGATACAAATAAAATTGATAATGTACCTACGCTTGTGATATTAGTTTGAGCATTAGTTGTTAATGTACCGGTAATATTTGCACCAATTACATTACCTGCGGTTGATAAATTACCAGCATTTACTGTACCAGTTACACTTAATGCTGTAAGAATACCCGTACTAGTAATATTAGGTTGAGCATTAGTAGTTATTGAACCAGACAATGCTGCTGTAGCAACATTTAAGTTAGCAACTTGTGTTGTACTTGTTACTATAAGTGGTGCTGTGCCTGTTGCTATACTTGATACTAGTTGTCCGGCAGTTGTAATATTTGCACCTCTAACATTACCGGTTGCTGTTACTATACCAGCAGTACCTAAATTATTTACGTTGGCATTGCCAGAAACTGATAGAACACCAGTTGTTACTAAATTAGCACCAATGATATTACCACTAGCAGTTATTAATCCAGCAGTACCTATATTACCAATGTTTGCATTACCACTTACTGATAATGATGTTAGTATACCTGTGCTAGTAATATTTGGTTGTGCAGCTGTTGATATTGTTCCTGCAATACCGGCAGTAATTGAATAATTTGCATTTGCTACAGTACCGGTAATATTTGCGGCTGTAATGTTACTTAAATTATTACCTGAACCACTAAAGAAATTTGCAACTACTAAATTACCTAAAGTTGCATTATTTGCAGTTACATTACCTCCGGCACTAAGATTACCGCTTGCTGTCACATTAGTGAATGTTAATGTGTTTGGTAATTCAATATATAAAATTTGATTATAATCAGTATAAGTTACTGCTGTCCCAACCGGATTAGGTGACAATCCAATATTCAATGTACTTGAACGCATTTGTAAATATGCAATATTTGCACTAACTACAACATTACCTGTAGGACTATTTACTGTAATACCAGCACCAGTTGTTTGATTAACTGACGAAACCGCCCCGGTAGATGATGTAGAGTATATTTCGTTGAAATTGTTTTGGACTTTCTGGAAAGCTGTACGTATCGCATCTGCGGACGGATCGTCAGGAAACGTTCCAAAGTCAATATTCTGTTGTGCCATTTTTAAATTACCTTATCAAGTATTTATCGTTTTCCAAATAAACATTCTATCCAAAAAAATACCCGGAAAATCCGGGTATTTCTGAGTAATTTAAATTACCTAATTCCTGCTAATGCTTTCCAATCATTAATTGCTTCACTAACATCGGTTGTGTTATGTGAATGCATACGTGATTTTTGTCCTGAAATAACTGGGATAGTTGTTTGACCTGTTGCTTTACGCTTATTCAATCCACTTGTGATATCATTAATCATAAAATCAGCATCAGTTTCAAATGTATCATCGGCACCATTTGCAAAAGATTCTTCTAATTCATCTTCTGATTCTTCTACATTAGAATTAACTGCACCACCGTGACTTGAAGCACCTGCATTTTGTGCAGAAGTTGATGCATCTTCTGCATCAACTTCTGCTGCACCGCTATCTGGAGGATTATCTTCAGCAACTTGATATGTCATTTGGTCTTCTGACTCAACTTCATCAACTTGCTCATGGTCACATCCACAATCCGATTCATACATTCCGCATTCATTACATTTTTCTTCATCACCTTCTTCATCATAATCTTCACCATGGTCATGCGATGTAGCAATTTCACCACCTTGTGGGCCAACTGAACCACCGGTTACTTTCTTAATTAAATCCATCATTCCATCATGGTCATTTACAACATCAATTTCTGCTGCCGGCTCATCACCGCCTGCAACAACTGACATTGGACTAGATTTACCACCTTCATCACCACCAAATAAACCTAAACCAGCGTGTTTAATTATGTTTAATAATTGTTCGGCTTCTGAATCTTGTGCTGAAACGCTAACTGAATCAGGAGTACCTTGTTGACCTTTGCTAATTGAAACAGTCATACCTTCTTGTATTCCTTGATATTCTGTTAATAAAGAATTCAATTGGTTGTCCCATGATTCAAACGCTAAACTATTTTCAAGTACATCTTTGTCATGGAATGTTTGTCCAAATGCTTTAAATGTATCACCTGGCTTACTTGCTTGTTGTTTTAAATAATCACCGCGACTTACTTCATCTAATTCATCATAAGCACCGTAACTTGCCATGTTATCAACTATATCGCTAGATGATTCTTCACCAACATAACCTTGAATTGGCATTTGACCATAGCACTCATCTAGACCTTGCTTGTAACCTTCATGGTAACAACGTGCTTCTTCCATGTCATCATAGTTTCTGCCGCAATGTGAATGACCACGTAAACCGTGTGCTTTACCTTCAGCACGTGCAGCGTGTAATCTCTCATCCATACCTTCTTTAACCATTTTCTTTTTGCAATCAGCTATCATCTTCTTTAATTCGGTGCGATCGCAATCAGGGTGCATTTTACAAATTTCTGCTACAGTTTTTCCATCCTTACACATTTTTTTAATATGTGCCATTGATGGTAATTTCTTTTTCTCATCATACTCTATATCTTTGGTAACTTTCTTTCCAGCTCTTTCAGCTTTATTATCATCTTTACCTTTATGACCCATATCATATTCTAAATCTTTGGTGACTTTCTTACCTGCTTTTTCAGCACGATTATCACGTGTTACTGTTTTTTCTTCATTGGTTTTATGTTTTTCATCATACTCAATGTCTTTAGCAACTTTTTTACCAGCACGTTCTGCTTTTGCATCATCTTTGCCTTTATGACCCATATCGTATTCTAAGTCTTTAGTAACTTTATTGCCTGCTTTTTCAGCCTTGTCATCTGCCTTTGTACGTTTGCTTGCTTCACTAATAGGGCTCATCAAACTGTCATTTGGTGGCATATCGGCTTCTTCCATATCTTGATGGTGCATCTTGCTTAGTGTTTGTGCTAAACGTGCTTGCTTACCTGTTGTGCCACTATCATGTGCATGTTTTTTAGCAAATGCACTTGTGCTCATTCCAGCTGATTGTGCTTTCTTTGTTAATGCACCTGGATGCTTAATTGCTTTTTGAATCCACTTTTCTCCACCGTCTTCAGCCATACCTTGTTGGTTTAGTGTCATTTCACCTTTACCGATAGATTGTTTAATCTGTGCGGCTAGTTGTGGGTTAGTAACAGTTCCTAATGTTTTACTACCTTGCTTAATAACTTGTGTACTACTTTGTGCAGGTTGAACTGAAATTTGTTCTGCTTCATTCATTGCATCAGTTAATTGTTGCATCCATTCTTTAAGACCTTTTTTCTTAGCCTCTTTTTCATTTTTCTTCTCAGCCTTGTCAGCATCTTTCATAGGAGTAATTTGTGTACCTTTTTTACCTGCTGGCGCTTTACCTGTAGTGCGGCCGAATAAATCATTCTTTGGTGCATCTTTACCAAATTTAGGACCTTCATCTTTTTCTTGTCCACCGCGTTTTTTCTTTGGCTCATCAGAATCATCTGCACCAATATCATATTTACGTCCATAACCACCTGGCTCTGCTAAGTGCTTAGTACCAGTTTTAGTTTTTTCTGTAGCCTCGTTAAGTTGGCTCATCTTTTGTAACATGTCTTTGAAATTCATTTTAAATATTTCCTTATTATTTTGATACACTAGCACCAGTTTCGGGCTTTGGTGGACGTTTGATGGTTGACATTGGACTCTTCATTCCTCTTGGATCATTATCCAAGTATGGCTTGAATGGATCAAATGCGTCTTTGGTCTTTTCCCCTGCATAGGGAATGTCAATCTTTGATCCTTCGCTTTGTTTTTGTATAGACTTTAAGAATGAAGTACCATATTGTTTACTTGCTTCTTTAGCACCCGGTTGTTCTTCCATTTGAGGATGTAACAATAATGGATTATGACTCATTTCATTTGCATAACCAGCATTTTCACTGTTTATACTATCGTCAAAATCACTACTGATTACACGAACATAATTAATATTGTAACCTAATAATTGAGCAACTTGTTGAATCATTGGTTCATTAGCTGGATATCTAAATTCAGCCTTAATGATTGTCACTGGTTGATTTGATAAATTAGGAAATCCATATGGATCTTTTTGTACAACAGTTGTCTTTGGTACGCTAATCTTAATAGGGTCAAACTTATTCAAGTTGTATGTAAACAACTCTAAAAAGTTCTTATCAACATCGCCGGCAATTTTGATGGTGTAATTATATGTTTTTACACTTTCTGTTATGTATTGTTTGAGGCTTTTCATTTCTTATTCCTGTATTCAGTATTTATCATTTATCCTGCGATTTAGTTGCCAACATTTTGAGTAGTTCGTTTCTATCTAAACTCTTACCCTCACCCAACGGGGTAGATTCAACTTCTTCAGTTTTAGATGCTATTTTCTGTTCTAATCCAGCTTTCTTCAACTGTAAATCTAACATTTTTAACTTTTTATTGATTTTTGCGGTTTTTGCAGTAATAGCATGACCCAACATAGTACCAGCACTATTAAATATCTCACTAGCAAAACGACTATCTACTTGCATTCCTAAATCCATCAAATCTCTATAACTACTTGTTGCTAAACTAGCAAGTTCATCCATTTCACCGTCAGCTGCATCTAATCCTCGTACTTGGGGCAAAGCATTCTCAATCTTTTCTAAGGCATTATATGCTTCAGTGGTAATCAATTCTGCATTTTCAGGCAAAGAGATTATTTGACTTGATATTTCGTCCGGGGGCAATTCAAAAAGTTCTGTTAGTTTTTTTGTCATAAGTTATTTATTTACTTACGACTTCCGTTGTAGAAAAGGTCATCTTCTGTAATTACTCTAAAAGTATATCCCTGTGCTTTACACCATGCCATTGCACTAGCCCATTTTGCATGATTAACTGCAACTATTGCACGATCCTTAGCACTAGCAACCCTACTTTCAATTAAACTTTGTTTTTTAGGTTTTATCTCAACTACTTCTGCTATCTGTCTGCTATGTTTATTTTGATAAACTACAAAAAAGTCAGGAATATATTGATGTATTTTTCCATCTAATGGACTTCTATATGGAATAGCAAACGATTCACTAGCCCAATATAATACATTTTTGTTTGAATCACAAAATGTCATAAAGGTAAGTTCCCAACCTGATCTGTATTTGGGTTTATTTTTACCTATATATTTTTCAGGACTCTTAGGTACGAAAATCCCTTGTGCCCAGCGTGCCATATTATTGAACTATGTTTCTTGCTACAGGGTAATTGGGTTGCGGTAATACACCGAACCCGTATATTGCAGTTTTTGATTTGAATGTATTCAAATAATATGCTATAACATTATTGACTTGAAGTTTTTCTAAACCTCTTATATAATTTAAAAGGTCTAATACAGGAATCTGTGTTTGTTGTGATATTCTAAACAAATGTACTGTAAAGTTACCGGCAATTTGTTTGGTCGCACAAACAGATATAAAATATGAATGAACAACATCATATTCATTCCCATTAACTATTAGGTCAAAGGAATAGAAATCGTCAAATAGTTTTACTGTTTGGTCCAATGATGAACGTGAGTCAATTATTCTTGCCATGTATAAATCTCCATCGAATATTTATACAATAATTTTACTTGTATTGAACTTTGGGAGGGCTAGTTAATCCACTACCTGCGCTGCCTGCTGCCGCCTTAATTTGTCCTGATAATCCGAATCCAGGATAATAAGTATTTGAACGCACACCACCCGGTAATGCTTCTTGTGTTGCTGTTTGCAAAACTGTATTCACATCTGAAAGAGCAACTTGTTTTAGATTTTTATTCTTAAATGTATTATATGTAGTACCGGCAGTTTGAATAGCACGTAAATAATTTCCATCAAGAATATCAGAAACAACACCTTCACCTGCTTCAACTAGTCCACCTTGACCAATGATAGTTGCGTTTGATCCTAATCTTGCAATTGGACTTAATGTTCTATCATAATTCTCAGGTGAACCAAATCCTTTAACAATATTTCCAGGTGCTCTGCCTGATATTGCACCATATTGATATGTAACTGTTTCATAGTCAACAGTCATTGTATTAGCCATCGTACCATTACCCTGTGCATAATCATATGTATCATGTGCAAAGCGAGTGATAGTGGGATTAATTAATGTATACAATGAAAAGTTATGTTGGTTAAATCCAAACACTTGAATATTTTTAAAGAAAGGTATTTTTGAAATACCCTGTGAAGCCTGACTAGTTGTATTAGTAGGTACTGATATTTCACCGATGTAACCCCAATCATCATCACCGGTGATTGATGGATCATATATATTTCTTCTGTTATATTCTGTTGCACCGGAATTTGCTTGTCCAGGAGCATTAACTGTTTGTGCACCTGCACTTGAACGTGTTGGTTTATTTGCGTCTTTGTAATAGTATGTATAGTAGTCATACCACATATTACGAATAATATTTCCATTATCATCATGGAATTGAATATCAATTGGATCGTATTTTAATTTTGTTTGTACAATTCTTTTACGATTATACTGATTCATTATATGCGTATCAAATTGATATGAAGGTAATTTAATTGTTTTAACTGCTAGACCAAAGTTAGCACCTGATGCTATTCCGGTAGAGTAAACTGCGGGATTGATTTCAAAGTAAACGTGAAATAAGAATTTTAATTTAGGACTATACTGATAAGAATTAGTCCTAAATGTTTTTGCTGCATGAGTGTAGTCTCGTACATATGCATTACCAAAGAAGCCAGCGGCTGTATCAGCTAATAAATTTTGTACGAAACCTGACATAAGTTATAATTAACCGTTTGTCTGACCTATACCAGTAACAGTTGAACCACCTAAGATTCTGCCGATGTTTGTACCAACGCCAGAAGATAATGGTGCTTGAATTGCGTTATCAAATCTTATTGTTAATGCGATTGTAACTGGGTCATTTGTACCATAGTTCAATGTTTGATAGTTTGCAGTTTGTACGAAACATCCATATAATTCCCATGTTTCTAAAACTACAGGAGCAACTGTGCCATTACCACCATCAAGTATTTCAATGTTCGTTTGGAACTTATAATCTTGACCAGTAGCAGCCGAAGCCTGTTCTACAAAGTCCATTTGTTTCTGTAATTGCTGTCCAACTAACTTGCTGACATTACCCTGTGCGTCATCTCTGACGTTAATTGATAATGATTGCCACTTTGCTTTTCCTGCCAAGTACATAGTTGAGTTATAAACTGGAATAGTAATTTCGTCAAATTGAACTTGTGGACGTGAACAATCAATAACTTGTTTAGTTAATTCAATTGTACTTCCAATTCCGAAACTCAGAAAATTA